AGGCGGTGGCACATCAGGTGCGGTTACAATCACAAACTCAATGGCCACAGAAATCACGGCAAAAGGCGATTTAATTGCTGGCACAGGTTCAGCAACTTTCGACAACCTGCCCGTGGGAACAAACGGGCAAACACTTGTGGCGGATAGTACCGCTTCTACTGGATTAAAATGGGCTACTGCTAGTGCTGGAGCATTGACTTTAATAAGCACTACAAATGCAAGTGCAACTGCAACCAGTGTGACTTTATCAAATTGTTTCTCATCGACTTATCGCAATTATCTTGTTCTTATGGATGGTGCTCAGACAACAAACACAGGTGATATTTCATTTCAAATGCGGGCAGGTGGTACAACTCAGACAACAAATTACTATAATGCACGCATAGCGTATGGCACTGGTGGAACGGTTACGGCGTCTGCAAATGTGAATGTATCGGCTGCGCCACTTGCAACAGGCTCTAGTAATAAGTTTACAATCGAGTGTTTATGGATGAATCCTTATGTCGGAAAAGTTGAATGGCTTAGCAGATTTTGGACAAGAAATGGTGATGTCGGCGGGAGCAATCAAGGCTTCATTGATACAACAACATCATATGATTCAATGGTAATTTCTTGGGGCGGTAATTACACAGGCACAATTTCAGTTTATGGATATGGAGTTTAATATGAAAAGAATGGAAATCGATTGCATAACTGGAGAAGTATTAGAAATTGATTTAACTGCTGATGAAATCAAGGCTTATGAGCAAAGAATAGCCAATGATGCTAAAGCGGTTGCAGATGCAGAGGCTAAGGTAATTGCTGATGCTGAAGCAAAATCCGCACTATTAGCCAAATTAGGCATAACTGCCGATGAAGCAAAGTTACTGCTTTCATAGTGGAACACTTGACTAAGATGATTTATGTCTAGTTTTCCACAAGGCACATTGCCTCGTTTGATTCAGGTTGCGCTTGCCGAGGTCGGCACAGCTGAAACTGGAAACAACGAGACAAAGTATGGCAAATACATGAAAGCCGACAAGCTGCCATGGTGTGGGTCATTTCTTAATTGGTGTGCGGATCAAGCTGGTGTGAAAGTGCCAAATGTGGTCAGTACAAAAGCCGGAGCTGAGACATTCAAGAAAAACAAGCAATGGCATGACACGCCAAAGATTGGTGATTTTGTTTTTTTTGATTTTATCATTGATGACAAAACTACAATTAATCATGTGGGCTTAGTAATCCGGGCATCAGAGAAACAGATTGTGACCATTGAAGGCAACACCAGCGGCGGTGGAGATCAACGCAATGGTGGTGAAGTCATGGTCAAATCCAGAGCTTTGGGAGCACGCTCATTTGTAGTCGGTTACGGCCGGCCACAATATGAGCCATTTTCCGGTGATTTACCGGATAGACCAAAAGGAGGAAAATAAATGGATCAAGCAAAATCAATGCTGGCATCATGGGCGCGCAGCTCAATTGCTGGTGCATTGGCAGTATGGATGAGCGGCAATCAAAATCCAAAAGATTTGGCATTGGGATTGGTGGCTGGCCTTGTGCCGGTATTAGCTCGATGGGCTAATCCTAACGATAAGGCATTTGGTAACAAGAAATGAGTGTGGGCGAATGGACGGCGGTTGGTGGCCTTGTTATTGCGGTGCTAACTGCCGTGTATTCGTCAATGCGATTCATGGTGAAATCAATCATGCGCGAGCTTTCACCGAATGGGGGCAATTCACTCAAGGATCAAGTGAGCAGGATAGAAGCAAGGCTGGATCAATTGATGCTCGAGATAGCAATTAAGAAGTAGCGACACGCCGTAATTTGAGCGCGATTGTTGAAAATGTCAGATAAGCCTGTCACTCTCTATTTCGGGAGCTGAGACACGGCTCCCAGAAACGGGAGCAAAAAAATGACAACAAGTGAAATTGGGCTATTTGTGCTCATGGCAATTGCCTGCATTTTGTGGGCCATTTGCAGTTATGCAGTCGGGTACAAAGAAGGCCACAAACAAGGTTATCAACGCGGCAAGGCCGTTGGCCGTCACATCTCAGCTCAGGCGGTCAAATAATGGCGTTCATGGACTCATACGAAGGCAACAAACAGCGCACGGATCGTTGGATTGCCACATATCCGCAAGGTAGGCTGGAAACGCTTATTGTTGAATTTAATGCTGAAAAAGGATATGTTCTGGTACAAGCTAAGGCATACAGGAATCAGCTAGAAACAGAGCCGGCTGGTGTGGATTATGCACACGGCTATTTGGCAGCTTATCCGGAAAAAATGCGGCGGTGGATGATTGAAGATACCTGCACATCAGCTTTGATGCGTGTGATGGCTTTGGTGTTGGGAGGCACGGAAAAAGCTACACAAGAAGTCATGGCACAGGTCAATGACAAGGCACCAAAGGCAATGGATTATGACTATTGGAGCACCAAATTTGGCGATGTCCCAAGCTATCAAACGCGAGAAGAAGCCGAACAAGCTGAGCCAATTGCATGGGAGATACCAGAGCCAAAAGCTATTGTGCCGGATAGCGCACCGAGCTGCTCACACGGATCAATGCGATGGAATCAAAGCAAACCGGATGCACCCAAATCATGGGCCGGATACTTTTGCAGCGAAAAAATCAAAGAAAAACAATGCAAACCTCAATGGTATGTATTGACCAGCGATGGCACATTTAAGCCGCAGGTGTGATGATGAAAAAATATCAATTAATTAAACTGTTGATTGCAATTGAAGTTATTTTGCTGGCCGTCATGATGTGGTGGGTGTTTAAATGAGCGATTATATGGAAATCATCAACCCACAGACACGCACAGCTAAGCTGATGTATCAAGGCAAAATCGTTGAAGAATACAAAATTGAGCAATGCGATAAATGCTCAAAGCTGATGAAATTTGACAAATTTGGTTATCAAAAAGGCTATGGCGGCGAAAATGTCATTTGGTTTTGTGGAGGCTGCCGATGATAAATCGTGTTGAAGAAGTACAATGCATGATTGCAGCAATTCAACATTGCCACGACCGCAATGCAGACCATCCAACGCGCTTTCAAAAAAACCTTTCATGGTTTGAATATGTAGCGCAAATGGCTGAATCAATGGCAGCTGAATTGGTGGTTGCAAAGCGGTTGGGATATGAGTATCAACCTGGCATCACATGGGATAAATCAAAGGCTGATGTAGGCGAACACATTGAAGTTAAATGGTCAGCCAATCCAACATCCAATTTGTGGATTCAGGAAAGTGACCGCCATGATCGTGATATTGCCGTGCTAGTTACGGGCCATTCACCTAAGCTGCACATCATCGGCTGGATGCCAGTTGCAGTAGCTAAGAAGCCGCGATATAAAAACACCAGTCAAAACAATTGGACGATTCCACAGACTAACCTGCAACCCATTGAGACACTAGCGAGGAGCAATTATGCACATCCTGTCATTTGATTGCGCTATTTGCAAGAAGCTTTACGGAAAACCTAAGCAACGCTTTGGATTAAAGAAAGGTGCCGAATTAACAGAGCATGAGTGGTTTGCTCAATGCATGGGATGCGGCACATTTGGCATTAAGATTGTGGATGATGCTCGAATCGCAGAGCTGAGTCAATGATAAAGTTATCCACAGGTGTTATCCACAGGTGTGCGAAACCTGTTGGAATCGCTCAAGATTACGCTCGCTACTTGACATGGTTGCTACCATCAACACTCGTTGGCGAGCCGGTTCGCCGGATAGCTCGCAGACGATGTTTGGTGGTTTTGGGCGTGCTGTGTGTAATGGGGATTACACCGGCACACTCAACAAAAGAAGTTAAACAAACAACATCAATTGATGCATTAAAACTTTATGCACATTCAAGGATTGTTAATTACAAAGAGTTTCAATGCTTTAACACATTGATTACAAAAGAGAGCAATTGGCGTGTAGAAGCTATCAATCCCAATGGCAATCACTTTGGCTTAGGTCAGATGCGCAATACTAAGTATCGCAACCTAGATGGTTATCGTATGATTGACTGGAGCTTGCGATATATCAATCACAGGTATCAAGGTAAGATTTGCAATGGTGCATTAGCTCATTGGCAAAAGCATGGGTGGCATTGATGTCTTATCACTCTCAAAGAGAATCCAACAGCTCTAAATGGAAACAGATTCGCAAACGCATCATTGCCAGAGATCAAGGCATTTGTGCTTACTGTGGGGTTGAAGGTGCCACGACTGTGGATCATGTGCTGCCGGTAGCCCGGGGCGGTGACGATAGTGAGTCCAATTTGGTCTGTGCGTGCGTAAGATGCAACACATCGAAAGGAAAGAAGATGCCATTCGATTTTTTTGAGCCGGTTTCCAC